AGCTTCTGTAACATACACCCCAGTGTTGTGTTTAACCAACTGTCCATCTCGCCACTGGCTGGCTGGAACATGCTGAATCAGAGCCAGAGCTTGATCCCTATTGGCAAAATCCATATCAATGTCGCTGCTAAATTTCTTTTGCATCAGTCTTCAGTATATAGTACATGTGACATTTTAGTAAAAGATCTCTCATACCCAAATCAGTTTGAGCCAACCGATTCATCTGATCCAGATCACGACGACTCAAATGCGTGATTGGATCCTTTTTTGTATACAGTAACCCAATGGGTTTGGGTGTGATGTCGCTCATTAAAAACCCGCCTGTTCCAGTGTGTTTTGTATTTCTGCAGTAGCCGAATTCTGTAAAAGTTTTTTGCCCCAATATTCTGGGTCTATCCAGCGATAGATCAAGTCCAGTTGCTCTGGTTTCAATGCTGTTAACCAGGTTTGCCCTGATTGTGTACCCAGAACAAACCAAGCAGTGACTCTGCCGCGATCCAGATCTGCCATAATACGACTGTGATTGGCATAAAGGAAATAATGAGCCGGATGACTATTTGCTTCATTTGCCCAGTCTGATGCAGTTTCAATACTGCGTTTCACAGCATCCCAGGCATCTTCGTTGCGAGTCCAATGTATCAAAAAATCTGTGTATACACGATCACTGGCCCATTGATCCAGCTTGATGTTTTTTTGTATCACATAATTTATAAAACCACCGGTGTTCACACATTTAACGTCCAACATATATTGTGAAAACCTCACAAATGCTGAATAATAGTTGCTGTTAGCAAACTGTTCCCAGGTTTTGAGTTTGTGACTGGGTTGGCAATGCTGATAGAACCGACGATAGACTTCCAAAGCCAGTTGCACGCTTACTGTGTTTCTGTCCTGCCAGCGTCGTTTGGGTTCACACAAATGTGATGTGAGTGTGCTTTCTCGAGCAAAATGTTTACTGCAATGTTCACAAAGGTATGCCATACTTTATGCTTTGGGCAGCTCATCTCCGTGATCCAGGATCCATTGCTCTATGGCTGGGATTCCATTAATCAGGATCCAGAGATCAATCTCTTCGTCGCTGAGGTTGGGTTTCTTTTCTCGAACCATCTTTGTGAGTTTTTTCTGGTAGGCATCGGTATTCTTGCTATCTTTTTTAGTATTGTGCCAATAATGTCGTTGTGTGCCCATACCAGGACTCACTGTGGTACAGGATAACCACTGTAACTCAGGGTGTTTGCTAAGATCAAAGAAATGTTTGTTAACGTTTTCGTTAGTGGCCATCAGATAGTATGCTTGAAGATCTGGATGCCCGCTTACACTGGCAGAGTACCTCAGCATTAGGTAGGTACTGAATTTCTTGCGTTCCTGATCATCCAGGCTCTGATAAAATTTTCTTTCTTTGTGATCCAGTGCTGCTAACTCAGTGTTTAGATCCAGCTTGCTCATTGGTATACCTCTTTATAAGATTAAATATATCTAGTACATATTGTCATTGTACTAGATCTCACGCAACAGGTCAAAGGCAGTAGCGGCATATTTCCACTCACATGCACGAAGATCAAATGCTTTGAACCAGTGCTTCTTTCTGTAAACAAATTTCAAAAAAATCCATCGACCGTTGATTTTTTTGGGGTACCAACAAAACCATCTGACCCAGGGTTCACGAGAATTTTTTTGATCTATTATATTCAGTATAAAGCCAGTGGTTGTGAATCTCGTATACCCCATTCGATCACCAAGCCTTGGAGTATCTGATAATTTCACAATTACGACTGATGTCTTTGACAAAGTAAACACACGGAGGCTTTACGCCACGAGTCAGTGGCACACACAAAAGCTGTCCGTTCTTGAGCTTGGGAAAATACCAACGGTTATCAGTGAACACGTCCACAATTTCCACTGGAGAGAATTCTGGTCGAAAGCTGCTGAGTGGATTGAATGTGAAGGCTTTAAACCCTCGGTCATTGATACTGGTTAAGGGCACCACTTCCAGATCACCATGGTCGGGTTCCCCAATCAGCATCTGCCAATCCAAGGGCATAGTCAACTGATGCTGACCAATCTTGAGCACCAGTGCTGGAGTAACAAAACTCTCCAGAAAAATCAGCGGAGTAAAGTAGTAGTCAGCCTCGGATGGATCGCTATTATCAAACACACAGAATCTAAGATCATCTACCTCGTCGGGTAGATCGTTGATATCATAGCTGAGATTTTCGTTAGTAAGAATTCTCATAATTGTTTCTTATAGTATAACACAAACTCTAGTAAGACTAAAATTCCTTTTCGTTTCCTATCATTTTTAGTAGTTCAAAATCAGCAGGGTCTGACAGATAAGTCCAACTCCACCATTGGACGCCGTCTCTGTCTGGTTTGCCCAGACTACCTCGTCGCCAAACTGTTTCCAGCCACACCCGTTGTGTGCGTTTGGTTTCGCTGTTCACTATTCGGACAGGACGCCAAGCCAGCCAGCGGTGCCAATTGCTCAGTCTTGCAATATACTCTTCTTTGGTTTCTATGTTCCAACGCATTTTGTTATCTCAGTAAATCTGTTTTAGTAATTCAAAGTCAGTGGTGTATTCCCACCTATATTTACAAAAGGTTCTCCAAGGGAAATGGTTATTTGCTCTTCTATAAACTGGTTCAAACCAAACCCACTGTTCATAGTCCTCAGTTTTCTTTATGCTAACTGGATGCCACGCCCACCACTTGTGCCACTGTCGCTTTTGTTCATATTGCAGAATTTTCTTCTTTCTTTTAGCTTCTTCAGATAATATTTTCCACATCATCGTTGCCAGTCCACTTTTTCGATAGTAAACGGATACTCAGCTTCAGAATAAAAGGATTTACGCTTGGTTAGATGCCGCTTGCTGAACTTCATTGTGCTGGTAATGTCCCAGATCTGCACCATGTCTTTGTCCTGAGCTTTTCTGAGTCCTCTGCCAATACTCTGGATGGTTCGCACAAAACTCTTGCCGGGTTCAATCAGCACCACATTAAACAACCGTGGGATGTCAATACCTACTGCTGCGACACCGTATGTAGCCACTGTGATTTTGTTGTCACTGACTGCCATCTGATCGTACTGTGCTTTGCGATCTTTCAGTTTGTCTTTGCCGCTGATAAACACTGCATCAGGCAATGTGGCACAAATGTGATTGCCTGCACTGAGTCTGTCCACTAATACCAGGGTGTTGCCGCTTTGTGCTATGTCAGCAATCATCTTGGAAATATGTGCCATGCGATCAGCATTATCCACAAGATACTTGAGTTCGCTCTGGTAATCACGATACTCACCGTGATCCACTAGTTGTCGAATATTCACATGGCACTGACTCAGTATTCCCTTTTCCTGAAGTTCCACCGCGGCTAACCGGCTGATCACTGGACCCACTGCTACTAGCAAGCTGAACCACTCATATTCGTCTTTGGGAATGGTCCCAGTGAGTCCCCAACGAATAGGAATCCTGGACAGTGGCCCTGTGAGCAATTCAGTTAACGCCTCAGCTTTGGCTTGGTGACATTCGTCCACTATGACTGCCACAACACCCTGAATAAAATCCTGTATGGTCATTAAGCCGGATGCTTCAGCACCAATCTGATTTCGAGCGTTTTTCATCAGATTGTTCAGGCTCTGCCAAGTGCAGATTGTGTGAGCATGGCCAAATTCTTTTCGATCACCAAACCATACTCCCACATCCAGCCCCAACAACTGATAATCTCTTTCTGTTTGCACCACCAGGCTCTTGTTGGGCACAATCACAATTGTACGCCCGTATGATTCACATCTCTGACTCAGAGCTGCTGTGATCAGTGTCTTACCTGCGCCTGTGGCGACCTCTTGCAAGCTCTGTGGATTACCTAAAAATTGGTTAATAACCTTTTGCTGATGTTCCCTGATTGTGATTGGTTGTCCTGCTGCTGGATGTCCTTGAGGCCAAACAGCACTTGCAAATGAATCAGCTTCCACTGGTTCAAACTCGAAGTGAGTTTGATACTGACGCTGATCATCAAGCTCAATATCATAACCAGCTTGCTCAATCATGGGTAAAATCTGGTCCAGCAGATTCAGATAGCTAGTCCCTCCCAGATTGAAGAACGCTTTTTTTCCATCCCATCGTCCCAAGCGAACCGCTGGCAAGTACCTGGCATGTGGAATATCTTTTTTAAAC